CGCTCTACTCACCACANCTCCTTCAGTGAATCGACGGCCCGCCGAGAAGCGTGACCGTGAGTGACTCGGCCGTGAGTGAGGGCTGCACCTGAGCCCACGCCCAGATCCGCTGCCCCATCGTTAATTCCAGATCCATCGGCCCTTGCTGGCTCCAGAACGCATCGCAACTTGACAGTGAGGCGTCGGCCTCATATTCAGGTATCGGCCCGCTCCTGGTCCGGGTGAGGGTCCACGGCCCCAACGTGGCTGCGGTCTGATACCCCACGCGCACCCGCCCACCTGAGCCGGAAATCCTCACGACTAACTCGCGGTGGCTCGCGTCAGATCGCCATACGAGGCGATCTTGGTCGTGAACTGGAGCATCCCGCCATACGACCCACCGATCGGGCCATTGAAGATGGAACCGATACCCCAGAACATCGGCCGCGCTTCTGTCGCGCAGGCATTGATCGGGCGATACTCGACACAGGCCGATGTCCCTTCGAGCCCGAATAGTCTGGCTTCCGGTCCACCCGTCGAGCAGTCGTAGAGGAACTTGACATCGATCGACCAGTCCTTCACGCCCCCCTTGTGCTTCCGGGTGCCTGTCCCCATGACGGAGACATCCTGGCTCTCGCTCCCGTAGTTCAGGGTGATGTCCTGAACATAGGCCGAGAGGTCGATGCCGTTGACGGCTAAGAGCGCGTTCGAGAAGACAATTTCCGCTGCCATCTGCTACTCCTTGTGACGATTACTGATGCCCAACCCAAATCAAACCGCTCGCTGAATAGCCGGTGCTTGTCCCCGTGGCGACGGTAATCACGGCGCGCACGAAGGGCTGATCCGTGCTGAGTGCGCTCGATGCGATCGGCGTGGCCCACGTCCCAGACTTGCAGGTCTTCGCCGAGAAGGTGATCCGCGTATCGCTCGTCGCAAATCCACTTGATGACGCCGCGGCGATCACGGCGGAGATCCCATTGCTCACGATGCCCGTCGAGAGCGCCGTGATGTGAAAGCCGCCGTAGAGCTTCTCCTCGGTAGACATCCCACTCGTGGACAACGGAATCGCCGTGCCGGTATTGGCGCCCGTACTCCAGGCTGTTGAGAGCGCGTTGTCGAGCACGACGGCATGGACGAGGTCGTGCTGTGTCTGGAGATCGAGATCGAACGGGAGCAGCTGGCCGTAACTGCCGCCGACCACGTGCTTGACGCTCACGCCCGTCATCCCGTATCCGCCGGCTGTGGAACAGGCTACGACTGGAATGCCGTTGATAAACACCGTCGCCAGCGTGGCGTCTGCGGCCACGCCACCAAAAATCACGCCGTCCATGAGGCTTGATCCGAGGTTCACGAACCCCTTCCCAGTCACCGAGGCGTCCTTCACGCCGCCCTTATGCTTCCTGGTGCCCGTACCCATCGTCGACACGTCGAGCGATTCGCTACTGCGATTCACGATCACGTCGGTGAACTGGCTTGAGAACTCGTGCGCGCCAAGCAGCACGTGAGCGCAGGAAAAGACCACTTGTGCCACGGTTCACCCTTCCTATGTGCTCGTACTCGTGTGCAACTTCTTAATAATGTCCATATTGACCACGAAACGTGCGCGCCCGCTCGCGTCAGTCCCCATCGCGGCTGGACTGGAGACCGCCACGATGCTCAGATACCGGGTACTCCCAATGGTCTGATTGCTCACCCCGTCCAACCGCTGAAAGACGTTGTGCATCAATTGCCGGGCTGTCTGGTACTTCACGGCGCGCGTGGTGATTTGCACGCGCGGACGCTCGACTGCGGCATTGCCAGCGCTGGCTGACATCGTGTGAATCGGGAAGAATCCGCCTGTTTCATAAATGGCGCAGGCCGTATCTGGCGCGTCTGGCCAGGTGCCGAGAAAAAGATTCGTCCCACTCGTCAAGCCAAGCCCTCCCGTTGACAAGTAATCGCCCAAATCATCGAGAATCACACCGTTATCCTGTTCGCGATGCGTTCGAGAAGATGTGGCGCACTCTCTTGCAACACGCTCTCGAGAAACTTCGCCTGCCCGACCGTATGGTGCAATTCCAATGACTCATGTTGAATGATCGCGTAATCTTCCGCCGCGCCTCCGTAGCCCATCGTGACTGAGACACCAGAGGCATCGCGTTCGGGCTGTTGCACATGTCCTGAATCGCGCAAGGTGCCGGTATCGACTGGCACCCTGAGCTTCGATGCCGCCATTTCGCGTTCGGCTTCCTGATACAGCGCGGCTTCCGCTTTTCCAGACATCGAGCGCAGCGCCTCGGCAATCTTCGCGTGGACTTCAGCGGTGCCTTTCAGCTCAAAGGTGAAGATCACATCAGCCAAGGTAAATCACCGATGAATGCTGGCCACTCTGGTCGGGAATGCGCTTCGCCCCGAGAATCGGTGGACTAATGGCCGTGGCTTGCGTGGACCCAACGATCGCGGTCGATAACGTGATCCGATCAGTCGGTTGCACGATGACCGTTGACCCGAGATACACCGTCTGCGCCGCCAGCACTTCCAACCCGGAAAAGCCGCGGATCAACTTCTGTTCGCCAACGACCCGCGCCTTGATGGTTTGCGCCGTGCCCCACGTCGGATCGCCGTAGGCATCCGTGCCAGCACGAGCTTCATACGTCACGGAGTCCGGCATCATATGGAGGAAGCTGGCGATGCTTCTCATGGCCTGTCCCACTCAGAAACCACGAATGGTGGCCCACTAGCAATACATGCACTCGCCGCGTGTCGGCCCGAATGGCCGTAAGAACGGTTGCATATATAGCCGCCGTGTGAATCACCACAGCCACAGAACACTAAGCGAAGAAATGAAACTATTGTCATCATGCAAGCCTTCGGTACGGCCGCACGAGATCCGCCGCCTCAGATCGGTAGTTCCCAGCGCTGGCGTAGGTCACGCTGAGATCCCCCACACTTTCAGACTGCACCCCAGACCCGGCGCCAGACCGCGCCCATTCCGCCGCCTTCAGAAGTACGGCCTGTTCGAGGTCGTCTGGGAAGGTCCGATAGGTAGAGGTTGATCCACCCACGCCGCCAGTTGAATAGTGATCAGAATCCGTCGTCAGCCCGCTATAGGTCCAGCCCGCGATGTATTCGACCATCCAGGGCTTGAGTTCGCTGTTTGGGATGATGGCCTTACCCAGGTAATACTTCTCGCCGGCCGTCCAATCCCAACCAGCGTCACGACTCAGCAAGCCTGCGTCTGCGTCCTCGATGCGGTAATCAGTCGAGCAGTATTCCGTCGCNGTGTCGGTCGAGGTCGAATCGAACATCCGTAGGACCACGCGGATCGGGGTCCGGCTGAGCATCAAGGTCTGCCCACCGAAAGCCGGGACGGTTTCTAGGTAGGTCTGCACCTGGCAGGGATAGCCGAGCCCTTTTGGGCCTTCGAGCCAGCGGGACGCGCGCCGCACAAGATCGGTCTGGAGCGCGAATAAATCAGCGTTGGTGGTAGAGGTCGCTCCTAAGACAGATCGCAGACTCGCTCCTGTTGAAAGGAGTTCCCCATCGGTCGAGGTCGCCGAAGTGCAGGTAATCAGCATCGGCCATTACCCAATCGCCGTAATCCCGAATTGCAGATCGCCCGCTACAGTGGAGGTGGCGAAAATCGTCACCTTCCGCGCCGCCGCCGATTCCGGGAACGTGAACACCTTCAGCGTATGGTCCGCGCACGTCGTAATCAGCGGGTCGCTCGTGCTGGCCGCCGTCGAGCACGCATCAAAGCCGGCCCAGATCGTCTTACTCCCGAGATTTTCGATGGTGACGGATCGCGCGTTGAAGAGAAACGGGTAATACCCCGTCCCAGAGCTTGAGGCCACAATCGCCGTGGTCGTCAGCACGCTGTAGAAATTCACGCCAGGCATGTCATCCTCCCCACGCGCTGACCACGACCCGTTGCACCGCCCCGCCGGCCGCCACCGTCGAGGTCGTGGTGGAGGTCGTCATCACGCTCACAGACGAGAACGGGATGGCATCGAGGATCAGCCGCTCCGTCGCGTAGATTTCTGGATCGTCCGTGCTGGCGTTGGCGGTCGACGCGATATTGACGTGGAGCGGTACGCCCGCATAGTTCAGAACGCGCAGATGGCTCGCGACAAACGACAGGCTAATATTCTGCGCAGAGCCGCCCGCACAGGTCGTCCACAGCAGAAAGTCCGTCGAGTATTGATTGGCCAGTTGCAACATCAGATTAACCTGTCGATTTGTAGTGGATTACCACGTAGCCGGCCGATGACACGGAACACGTCGTGAAGATGGTTTTCATGGTGATCAGCGTATTCGCCGCCACGAGCGGATTGTTGATGGTCGCCGCGGCGCAGGACTGCGTGCCCAGCGCCCAGGCCGTCGAGCTGGACCGTTCCACCAGCGCGATACAACTTGAGGAATTGCGGAACAGAATCACATTGTCATCGGTGGCGTTTTCCCAGGCCGCCATATTGACGATCCGCACCGACTGGATATTGATCGGCACGATGGGTTGATACAGGATATAGTCGGAGG